TTGTACATTTGCAATTAGCATTATTTGTTAAGCCACCATTAGGGTCGCCTGGATGTTTCATCATATATCCATTAGCATTAAACTTCTCGTTTAAGTCAATAGTCTTACCACTTAAAGTTATATGCCAATCTCGTGGCATCTTTGGATGGTCGTGTACCCAAGTCTTCTCCATATAAATAGGCATTAACTCACTTTGAGTAAACTTAGAAGCGTTAGTAACCATTACTGATTCAGTCCTTGCTATAAGTCTTGCTCGTGTTTTACTCATTCCAACTTCTTTAACTAATCTTTTTTCTGCTCCTCTAAATCCTTCGTTATTATCTAATGCAGTTTGAAATGCCGATTGCACCTTCTTAAGTGTTGTTGCGCTTATATCTTTGATATGTTGTCCGCCTATGGTATTAAAGTAATCTCTTAAAGCTGCATCCATAATTGGATTCTCAAAACCTACACCAACAGTTGCACTTGCAGGTAAATTAGCCTTAAGCCATTTAACATAGCCTCTTGATTGTTTATTCCAAGCAGTATTATAAAAGGTTTGCATAGCCGTAGCTATAGGCACTTCAGTATAAAGCATTGCAGCAATTGAATTAGTAAATGCAACCGATTCCGATTCATTTAAAGCATCTAATATAGGCTGAATAGATTGTTTCAATGCCTTTGAGAACATACGGTAGCCGTAAGTCTCTAAATACTTTTGTAGTTTAGTGTCAAATTCTTCTTGTGTCATTATAACTCTTTATCACTCATTCCTAATTCATCAAGATAAGTTAAGTTAGTAGGGACTAAAATTCTATCCATATCTTCCTGGTCTAATCTATCGTAATTCATAGCATCTCTTTTTTCGTTAGGAGTAATCCACCAAGATTCTTTCATCTGTGCGACTATCTTCTCCATATCCTTTTGCATTTCAGGGAATGCTTGAGCATCGTAGTCAATATAATACTCAACACCATCTCTTAAAGAGTAGTATAAAGCAACCTCGTTAAACATACCTCTAATCATATTTAAGATAGGAATAACCGTATTAGTTACCAAACCTTTGTAAGCCATCTCCTTATTGTTGTAAGAAGCAGAATCGGTAGCCATTAAGATAGGGTCTACACCAAACACTCTGCATAAAGTATCTCTATCCGCTCCTATTGATTTAATAATCTCTAAATCCGCAGGACTCATTCCGATTTGCTTGTAATCTACAATACCGTTAGTAGCTACTATTCTTTTGTAGTTATCTGCACCTGTTAGCTTTGTGTCAATTTGTTGGTTAATCTTGCTTATTTGTTCGCCATCTAACATTGCATCCTTATCGCCACTAAATAAAAGACCTGCTGCACCACCATTTATAAATGCTTTAGCCTTTGCCCTTGTTCCTTCGTTAGAACTTGAGACAGTTTCCCAAGCTGCCATAAGTGGACTCATTCCATATAATTGATTACCACTTACATTGTAATCAGGGTTAAAGAATTTAATATGGTTTACTTCGTTTACTTTAAATTCAATTTCTTGGTTTCCTATTTGTAGCTTATATGCACTAATTGGCTCAAAAGTACCGCTACCTATGATTTGTGTGAATTGTGATGGTAAAGGATATAATTTAGTAGGGACACCTTTGTTTCTACCTACTTCAGGCATAAACTTATAAGAATAAGCGTTTCCTGTAATCTCAAGGAATGAAACTAAAGATTCAATATACTCTTGTTGGCTTTGCATTTCGTTTGGTCTTGCAATCAGTTTATTTAAATCAGTACCTTCAACTTCCGTTAATCCCTTTTTAAGTAAGTTAAACTTATTATTCTTTGTTCTATTAAAACTTTTTTTGTTCTCTACCTCGTAAACATAGAAAGGAACTGAAGCAGCCTTTTTAGCAATCATATTAATAATAGCAAATACATCGGGGTTAGCCTGATAGCCACTTCTTACATACGCTCTTGGGTTATTAGGGATATTAAAGAATATACCATTAAAATAAGAGAATAAAGATTGATTGTATTTGTTACCTGCATCACTACCTTGAGAAGGAATAAAAGCAGCTTTAATTCGTTGAAAGAAGTTCATAAGCAATTATTTTTACAAATTTACGATAAATTTAGATAACTTTTACATTACAACAAAGTCAAACTTCTTAAGTTCAAACCACATCCGCATCATTAGGGCATCACTTATATCGGGACTTCGACCTAAATGTTCTTTAACTTTGTCTTTAGGTAGCACCGCAAGTTTACCATCTTTATCAGCGTTATGCCTTTGCACCCATTCAAGTTCTTCTGTTAATTCTTTTTTAATCTTTACATCTTCACTCATTACCCATACTCCTGCTTGATTTATTAACTCTGCAAGTTTGTAGTAGCATTCGGACTTTAAGTTTATGTAGTTACCTGTTAATGCTTTGCTATTGTTTACAAATCCTTTAAAACCATAATCTACCACACCGCCACCGACACCATCTTCATCGCAGATAATTTGTGAATAAGGAATTGAATGCTTTTTACTTAAATGTTTAATGAATGCTGCTACTTCGCTTGTTGCCTTATGAGACAACTTGTGTATCTCAATTACCCTAAAGCCTGACCAAACCATAATTAAAGTATTATCTTTACCAAATCGTGCTATATCGGCTGATATGTAACCCTTACCGCTTGGAATATGTTCGTTTGTAAACATATCAATTATATTATCGTAACCAATTAAAGCGTTGTCATTGTCATCGTATTCCCAGTTACCATAAAGTAACCGTTCCCTACTTTGATTATCTAAAGTCTTTAAGGATTCAATATAATGTTTAGAGATAAAAGGATTATCTATTGCTAAAGCTTGAATAAATGCTTTGTTATCTTCTAACTTGTTTTCTTTGCTTGGCTTATAAAAGTTATTGTATACCCATCCTTTAGCCGGATTACAAGTTCCAAGTATCTTTGGTATTAAACCGTATTCATCAAGCTTATATCTTATCCTTGATTTAAGAATGTTCCAAGCTTTCTCTGTTACCTGGTTGCATTCGTCTACAAATATAACGCTGCACTCAAGTGACCCAAGTTCGTCGTGGTGGGGGTCTGAAGGATATGTAAACAAGTCTTTTAGTAAGATTGTTGAACCATTTTGAAAGGTAATAATATTACTTTGTGCATTGTACTGGTAGTGAACACCGGACTTAAGACCTTGCATCCTGCACACATCGTAAAAAGAGTTAAGAGTTGTTTCTTTTAATGTTTTAAGGACCGCTCTACCTATTAACGCTCTTATGCCTGGATATTTTAAGCAGCATTTAAGAATCCAATAAACACCTAAAGCAGTCTTCCCACTTCCAGCACCACCACCATAAATAATCTCTTTGGTTTTATTATCTTCGATTAAATCAATCGCTTGAGTCTGCTTTTCCGATAGGTGCATAGGTTTTTATTTCTTCAAATACTATTCGTGCTTGGATTGGATTGTTTGCATCGCCTTCTAAAGTTGTTCTTGCAAGTTTTGGTCTTGCGTATTCAAGTAAGGTAAGATATGATTGTACAAAGTCTTTACCCTCTAAAGAGTTAAGTTCTTGATTAAATCTATCCGTTCCTTCTTCAATTATAATATTGACAAAGTTGTCTAATACTAATCTTTTTTGGCTTACTGCACCTTGTGGTCTGCCATTCGGATTACCGCTTTTGCCTTTTTCAAACATTTGTTTCTTTTTGTTATTTACAACAAAGGTAGCTATTTTATTACATTTTTAGAAAGTTCGTATTCCTTCCTTAAATAGTTAATCTTTTGAGTTAAGACATCTATAAAAGAATTGGTAGAAAATCTAATATTCTTTACCTCTGCTAATCTTGTTTCAAACTTACCCTCTATAACTCGGTAAGGCTCACTCATTATTATAGCCTGTTTTTCTTTATTACCTTGCGTTCCTTCGCCTTCTACAAATAACCTTGCTTCTTCTATCTTCCTGGTAGTGTAAGCATCAATATAGCCTTTGTGTATTTCTGCTTCCATTTCATTTAAAAGAAATAAATAACCAGCTAATTTTAGATTAGAGTTTATTAAATCTTCTATTGCATTGGTCCTATTAGCTTTTATTATCTCTGCTTTGATTTTATCTATCATAGTGCAGCAACCTTAGCAGTATAAACATCTATTAAATCTTGATAGTCTGCCTTGCCCATCTTCTTTATCTGGTGTCTTTTGTATTCAAGGTAATCCATTCCGCCTTTACCTATTTCCTTCTCTAATCTTTTATAGTATTCAATGTAGTTACCATTTCTTGCAATATTACAACCGTAGCATTGTGGTCGGCAGTTTTGCTCATCATATCTTAGGCTTAAAATGCCTCTTGAATAGAAATGACCATTTTGTATCTTTTTGTAAGGATAAACATTATCGCAAGTAAAGCATTGTACATCTAAATTCTCATCAGCGTACTTTAAACGGATATAAGTTGAAAATATAGCATCTGCTTTTTTCTTTAAGATTGTTGTACTCATAAGTTTATTTTTTGTAGTGAGAACAGGATTTGAACCTGTATGGTAGGCTTATCTAGAAAGCCGTTTGAAGTACCTATTACAAAAGTCTTATGGCTATTCCTGCTTTTGATTTTAGCGTTTACCGTTTCGCCACCTCACTATTTTATTTTAATAATATTTTAGTATAACAAACCTCAAACACTACCCCCCAAATAATAGAAAATAAGATTATATCTAAATAACCAAATATAGGCTTGTAAGTTACAATAGCTAAAGAAATAAATAGTAACATCAAGGCTTTAAATAAGTGCCATCCATCCGTTAAGAACGAAAGCATAGTAGAAGATAGAAAAAACTTCTCTCCGTTTTCTTTCTCGCCCCACTGCCATTTGTTTCTCCAAGACATATTCCAATCCCAAAATTGTCTATTTTTAAAGTTTCCAAAAATAGAAACATAATACCTCGTTGAAAGTACATCCATTACCGAGTTACAAATAGCTGCTAATATTATAAATATTATTGTCATAAGTCATCAATCATTTCCAGCGTTTTAACTCTATCAGTCAATTCTGCTATAATTATTTCCGCTTCGTGCCTCAAAGTTAGTAATTCACTTCGTAATAAAGAATTTTCTCCTTCTAAATCAGTCATCATCACAAAAGCTAAATTAAGCGTTTCTAAAGCATTAAGATTGTCTTTGTAAGTCTTACTATCAATTTTGGTTTTGTTTGCCTCTAATAGCTTTATTTGCATCACCAAGAGTAAATCTGCTATCCTAAACAAAGTAGCTTGTCTAAAATCAGTCTTTGGAATCCTTTTATCAAGTTCATCCTGTAAAATAGCTTTTAATGGCTCACTTAACTCGTGTAACTTTCTCATCACTTAAAATAAATTTCTTGTCCTGCACTGGGTTAATTAAATTGATAATCTCTCTTAAAGCATCCACATAATACTGCGAAGATAGCTTATGAATTGGTAACTGCTCAAATAATTCTAAACTAAAAAGCCTGGCTTCCGAATGTTTAGCAAATTCTTGTAGGGTCATTCTTCTGTTATAAATGTTTCGTTAAAGTATAATTCTGCATTCCTCGTTGAAAAAGAATCGTGTCCATCTTCCCAAGCATCTTTAATTTGCTGCTCTTCTACACAATTATATTTTAAAAAAAGGTTAATTATTGTTGTTGTTTCGTGTGTAGGGTTTTTAAATAAATCAGGATATAATTTTACATATTCACCAAACAATTGGTCTATTGCCGTTTCATTTTCTTTTTTTTCCATTTTATAATTTGATTAAAATTACTTTATTGAACATATCTTTTTTTACAGTATATCCAAGTTCTTCGTATAATTTAAGATACCTGTATACGGTCCTATTTGTAACATTTAAATATTTAGCTATTGTGTAAATATTTCGTGATTTTTCTTGTAGTAGTTGCATCAATCGAATGCACCTATACATTTTGTGTTGGTTCATAATTAAAAAGGTAATATTTTTGGTTTTTCAAATGTAACATAATTTCCCGCATAACTCTTTGTTCCGTTTATTTCTTCGTAATAGCAGTTTCGCCACTTATCAAAAAATAATGTAGCTTCGCCTACTTCTCCTATGCCTTTAGGTTTTGTCTTTTGTACTATAATCTTTACTTCGTTACCTTGATAAGGGTTTCCATCTTTAGAAACTCCAAAAGGTGGTCTCCATACGCAAATCATTTGCTCTCCCTTTCTAAATGATGTTTCGCCCCCATCTATAAATCGTGGGTCTGCTGGAGGGTAATATTTAATTCCTGTTGCATCATCTATAACCTTTGCACCTGTTTCCCTTGCTATGTGCATAATAATTGTATGGTGATAATTGTATTCCCTTGCATACATTCTTATTTTACCTAAAACACGAGCCATATACATATCTCTTTGCTCTCCGTGTAAATCGTGCTTAACTTCGTTAAAAGGGTCTGTTGTAACCGTATCAAACTTTACTCCGTATTTCTCAACCGCTTCGTGAAAGTCATCTAAAGTTATATCTTTTACTCCTAAATCCATAATGTAAAAATATTGGCTAACCTCTAATCCGTAACGATACATTTCTTGTTTAGTAAGTCTTTGTAGCTTATTACCATCCAAATCAAAAAATGGCTTACCTGCCCACTTATGAATAATCTCTGCAAATATTTCTGCTGGAGTTCCTGTTTCAGGACTAAAGATTAAATGCTTCCAACCTTTAGATTTTGATAAGTTTATTAAACATTCCCACCAAAATTCCGATTTGCCTGATGCTGGAGTTCCGTAAATGTAAGAAGTAGCACCTTTTTTAAAGGATATTAGTTTATCTACATCCTGGAAACCTATCGTTTCGCCTTTGATTAATCCTGTATCATAAAGCGAATCTAATTCGCCTTGTACATCGCTATATTGTTTTATAAAGTCCATTAGTAAGTAGGTTGTTGTAGGTTTACAATTTTAACTTTATTTTCTGGTTTAAACCAATTAGTTACCATAGTATTTTTCCAATTTATTACTGCTTTACCTAATTTATTATTCCAACCAAGAGAATCATAATAATAATAGGCTTGAATAGCAATATCTTTTTTATAACCTGATTTAATAAAATAGTCTATAACTTCATCTTTAGTAGGAGGAATAAATTCAACATCAACACTATCAACTATTATATTTACTTTACTTTCTTTTACTTTACTTTCTTTTAATGGTTTTGTTTTGCTTTCGTTTAGGTTATGGTTTAGGTTATGGTTTAGGTTATTTTTAGGTTCTTCTTTTGTTGGTCTACCACCTTTTTTACCATTTACAATACCATTAAGCCTTTTTTGTTCATTTCATCCATTCTATCATTTAGACTGTTTGAATAAAAATAACCATCAAATTCTACGAATAATCCAACTTTTATAGCATCATTTATAAAATTTTGCAACTTTATAGCATCTACCTGGAGTATGGATGCAAGGAGGTCAATACTATCTTTGTTTGATTCAAATTTAAAATCGGTTGTTTCTCTTAAAGTTTCAATAATACCCCAAAATAAACCAATTCCTTCCCAGCCGTAGATGTATTTAATCTTTAGCATTTTTATATCCCTCGAAGCCGAACTATCGTGCGAGAAATAATAAGCATCCTTTTTATGTGCCATAAGTGTAAAAAAAAGAATCCCATCGGTAGTGAGTTTCGACAGGATTCAGGTTATTAATATAACCATTAGGTAATATCTAACAGGCTCACTACTTCCTATTAGGTATCTAATACAATGCAAATATAGCTATTTCTTTCGCAATTTAAAGTATTTATCCAGCTTTTTATTTAAAGAAGATAAAGGTACATTAAACTTTTCTGCATAATGCTTAATTGGCTTACCTTCAACTAAATACTCCTTTAAAAAGTCATTAAAAATAGCATTTGTTTCTAAAGTTACTTTCTTTGTTTTTAAGTGCTTTGTTCTAATTCCTTTGGCTCTTAAAACTTCTCTTATTCGCCTTTGGGATATGTTATACTTTTGGCTTAAATCCTCAATTGTTACATTCCCAGTTCTATACTCCTCTAAAAAATCCATATCGTTTTTATTTTAAAATACTAACGCCACACATTAGCATTTGGGTGTTAATCTTCTGCTAAAATTGTTAAACTTTCCCCTAAAATAGTTCGCAGACACCTCTTATCTTTGGCGCAAAAAGAACGCTTGCAGCAGCACCAATATCTTTAATTAAAAGGGTAGACTATTGTCTTCTTTAGGTGTTTCTTCTAACTTACCTAATCCCCATACTACTTTACCATTACCCATATAAGTCTTTGGTGCTTTAGCATCTCTTTCTTCTTTAGACTGGCTTAATGTGATTGAAACATTGTTACCAAACTTATCGTTCTTATCATCTACAATAATAGATAGGTTTAAATACTTGTCTTTGATTAATTTTGTTCTGTCGATTTTTGTTACATCAATAGATGCATTGATAATTGTTGCCATTTTATTTTTTTTAAAGGGTTATAATTCTTGTTCCTATTTTTGCCTGTATCTCGGCATCGTAATTCTTAAGCCATTCTCGGCATTGTTCTACTTTGTCTATAATCTCTTGCTCTTTGTCTAAATCTCGTTTAAACTCGTAGCTTACCCAGCGTTCAAAATCTTCTAAATGTGAGTAGCTAACTTTAGTGCCATAATTAGCAGCAGCAGGAGTGTCTCCAAGATAATAGAATAGAGTAGCAAACTCTTTGTTACACAAAAAAAGGTAACCCCTCAATTGCCACTCGTAATTTGTATCAAGTTCTAAAGCTGAATCTAATAATGTTTTTCTATTCCAACTACACTTGGTGTCAATAATAGAGTTCTCAAGGATTACATCAGGCGTTCCTACTAACCATTCATTTGCGTAAATATCTTCGTTTTTATAGGCTTTAATACCACCGTATAATACTTTAGATGCAAACTCTATGGCTTCATTTTCTAATAAGATACCTTTGGTTAAATACTTAGAAGATAGTTCTTCCTTGTCTCCAGCATACCATTCTTTGAGATAAGTTATGCAAGTTTGCGATAATTCGCCTGGCTTCTTTGACTTGCTCATTATTTTCCCTAATGAACTCGGTCTTGCTTTAAAGTATTTCATTTTGCAGTTAGTGCTTCAAAAGTTTCATCATTCATTGTATATCTCTCTTGAATAGCTTTTAGGTTCTTTGAATCCTTTAGGAATCCTGCTCTGCATTTGTCAAACAATTCAGTACCTACTTTTAAAGTTGGCTTAAGTAATCTATCTTCTAACATCTTGACTGCATCGTGCATATTTGTAGCATCGGCATCTTTGGTATCATCCAAAAGAAATAAAGCAGATAAAGCATACTTTCGTGCATATGAACTTGAACTACCGAACGACTGGCTAATATCCATACCTTTGCGGTTTGGGTCTATTCCAGCAGAAGCATAAGATATAAAAGTTTGACCATCTTTGTCCGTTAATACAACAGAACTTTCGCAGAAGATTAATCCGCCTATTTCTTTGATAGCATCCGATATTATCATAGTACATCCGTACTTAAGTAATAAAGGCTTTACTGCTTCCAATATATCCTCTGTTGAGCGATACTTGTACTTCCCGAAGGAATTAAATTGATTTTTAGGTGCTTTTAGCTCCGATTGAATTTTAAGTAATGACATAGTTTTAAGTTTTGGTTTTTAAAGATACAATTTATTTTATTAAATTAAGGTAATTATTTTTAATTATTTGCTTTGAAATATGATGCTCATAATCATTTGTAACCCTTTGTATTTCAGCTTCTTTGACTTTATTAATAAGATACATAGCCTGGACTGATTTGCAGTAATTACCATCTTCTAATGTTTGTCTATAAAGCCTTATTAACTTATCCAACTTACTTTCCTTCGGTGGATTATTTATGAATTTGTGTATTGTTATAATGCTCATTTCTCGTTGGTTATTTCGATTGTTTTAATGTAATTAATATCATCCTTCTTTTCTATTGCTTCTGCTTTGCTTTTATAAGCATTACCAAGACTAATTCTCATTCCATTATAATAAACATTTACCCAAATGCTTTTATATTGAATTACTTCAACTAAACTAAATTCAGAACTACAATTATTTTTACCATCTAAATTCCATTTAGCTTCCCACCATTCGCCATCAGTTTCAATAGCTCCAAATATATTATTTTCAAATATTGCTAATAGTTTAACTTTTAAACCATCTCTTGTAGCATATTTTTTATTTAAGTCTATCATATTATCGTGGTCTACAAATGTTATAAATTGCACTACCTAAAGTAGATTGACAAGCCAACACTGGTTGTTTTAATATTGCTAAAATCAATTCTTCATAATTCTCGTTAATAAACTCCTCTACATCTTGAGTAAAGTAAATTGGATTCTCTGCCTGCTCCATACTTGTAGGGTCTAACTCAATCTTTACTTGACCTCTTGAAATATCATAGTTTTCTAATACCCAAAAACGCAAATCTGCTTGTTTGAATCTATGGTGGTAAATAATAAAACCATCGGTGTACTCGGTATAATAGGTGTTTTGAAAATCTACTTCTACTATGTTAATATCTTGAATAATTGGATTTTTAAGCTTCTTCATTTTTTTCGGGTTATGGTTAAACAATTTTTGGTTAATTCTTTGCAAGAGTAAACCTTGCCGTTGTAACTTTTATAATACGATAGTAAGGACCTTATACGGTTGCCTTCTCGTTTGTCTACTTGCATAGTCTCCCCTATGCCCAGCGACTTAATTGCTGCTGCTTGTTGTTTTTGGTAAATCATCTAATAATTGTAAGGCTCGTTTAAAAACTTGAATTCTTGCGTGTACTTGTCTTGACTTGTAAGGGTCTTTTTGTACACTTGGTAACTGATTAGTTAGCTTGTTAATTGCATCTTTTAAGCCTTGCTCAAATGATGGTTCTTGGTTAAAATTTAACATAGTTTTATATGCAGTTTAGGATGCTGCACCCCTTTTGGTTTAATTATCTACAATCAGCTTGTAATTTACTTGCTACTATTGCCCAGCCAGCAGCATTTTTACTTCTCTCATTATTTTCAAAATAAAAAGGGTCAAAAGTATTTTCTTTGGTTAATGGGTTAAAATACTGCATAATTTCGGTTAATTCGATTTCAGTTAAACTTTCTGCATCAATTACAGTAATAGGCATTTTCTTTGTTGAAAAATAACCTTTTGGAGTAGTAATACCTACCTTAAATTGAAACTGCTCAATAGCTTCTTGCTTAATACCATTAAGGGTAAAAATACAGTTAACATCCAGGTAAACTATTGCACCTGCTTTTTCAAAACCAATACTTGCATAGATAATATCGCCAAGTAAAAGACTGCCTTGAGTTTCGTTGCAGTAATTTATAAGATTAACAAAATTCTCGGTAGTGCTAATTGCCTCCTTAATTTTTTCCGTTAGTTTCATAATTTTGGTATCGTGGGTTTTAAACGATATACGAATATCTTAATTAAGATTTACATACTAAAACATTTTTATACTAAAGTGCTTTTGCAAATCATAACTTGCTGATAATCAAAGAAATTATTTTTAAAGTTTTTTTAGAATAAGGTAGACAACCACTCCGATACCTAATAAATAGAGTAAAGTGTTATTTCCTTTTGGTTTTTCTTCCTGGACCACAGTCTTATCTATCTTTATAGCCTTATTTTCTACCTTAGCTATTTTAAGGCTCTGTAAGCGTTTACGCTCCTTGATGTGCCTCTTTATATGGATTGCCTTGAGTTTGTACTTGTAATCGCCTCTAATAGCTTCTAAAGGTGTAACTTGATGGTTTACCAATGTGTCAAAAACATAAGCTATTTCTTCGGTAGTTTCAATATCACTTGAATCAGTAGCTAATTCGACCTTTTGAACGATAGTAATAACAGAATCCACTTTTGTAGTTTCAACCAGCTTTTTAGACTTACAAGAAGATGATAGTAAAATTACTACCATTAAAACAATTATGCTTTTGGACTCCATAGTTTAATTAGTTTTTTTTGTCTTTCTAAACGGCAATCAGCCTTGCACTTTGAGCAATATACTTTACTTCCTGAAGATATGTATTCAGCCTCGCAGCACTCGGAAATAGTCAAAGGGTTTACCTGCTCTATTTCGGTTATAACTTCTATATTTAAGTCTTCTTTTATTTCTTTTAATTTCTTTGCCATAATCTAAACTAACATTAAGTTCCTTTCGCAAATTTAACCAAAATAAAGTAATATTCCTACTTACCGCCTTCATACTCAATCTCTCTATTTAAACATTCAATAGCTTTCTTTAAGTCCTGGACCAATAAATCCTTCTTACCTGCTCTTAAAATATACTTTATAGCGTTGCCTTTCATAAAGGATAAATTGTAAGCGTTGGCTATATCAATTACATCAATAGGAACTCCTTTAATCTCTACTTTGTAGTATTTAGGCTTTGTTATAATATCAGCAATTTGATTTCCAGTTAATTCAACAGGTTTAAATTGATGTTTAACGCTGCAATTAGTACATACTTCAGTACATTCGCAATTCTCTAAATGGTTAATTTCTTCTATACTTTTCATTTTGTTTTTCTTTTAGTTTTTCTTTATTGGTTTCATTTATTAATTCTCTTCTTACTATTTCAATTTCTTTGTATAATTCTTTTAATCTTTCTACTAATATCTCACTCTTCGTCTTGTTCATAATCTAAAAAATCTAACCTGGTATCTATCATTTTAATTAACCTTGCCTGCGTCAAGGTCTTGTAACTTGGGAATAAAAGTAGTGATTTCTCTTCTAATTCAAAAAGAAAATAGACAAAGAATTTTAGTTCTTCTAAAATCTCGCCATCAGTCATATCGAAAACTTCTTCTTCTTTATTCTCCATATCTTTTATTATTTGCCCTTCGTGAATTTTCGGAATGAGTTACCCATTCCATATTATCTATAAAGTAACCTAATTTAGAATTAACTCTATCAACTGATGGTGCTAATTTTCTATCGTAATTACTGCTTTCGTATTCTTTAAACAACTCGTAAAATTTAGGACTATTTTTTGCCCATTCATAAAAGTCATCTTTAGCTAAAAGTTCTTTACCCTCGTATAAATGGAATTTAGCCACTTGCACTCCAGTAATTCTGCTTTTCATATTTCTATAAAGTCTTACTAAAAACCCATTATGTGTTTTTTCGTATTTTTTAGTGATTGCATTATTAGTCCTTGACCTGTACAATCTTTGTTTTTCATTTTTATCCATTTACAAATATACAAAATAATCGTGATTAACACGACTAAAATATATGAGTAATCCTTGCTACTTGACCGTTGTCTTTAGAATGTATAAATGCTTCTACTGCTTTTGGTGCGTGTTGATAGCCATTTCTTGAATGCCAACTATCAGTTCCCGAAGGAGACCTAAAACTTTCAATACAAACACTACCAATATCTTTGCTTTCTTTATGGTGAATATGGCAAGTATAAAAATACCTGTGTTTAGCAGTATGCCAAAACTCCGAAGCCTCTTGCGCCATTAATAATGGTAAGTCTGTTTTCTTTGCGCCATCGCCGTGAGATGTGCCTATTAAATTCTTATGGTAATTATAATATTTCCTATGCGAAATATCTACATTAAATGTAATATCTTCTGCATTCCTAAACCAAGCGTTTATACTTTGTGCTAAAAAGAATCCATTTGTATAATCGTGATTTGAAGGGTCGTACTGAATGTGTACAGGTGCTATTTGAACTAACTGCTCTATAATTTCTACATACAACTGTTGAGCAAGTAAAAAGTTATCATACCACATACCGTCAGTATCTTGTGGAGTTCCAGCAGTAGTTTGTCTTTTAGTATTATCAGTATGTAAAATATCATTACCAATTACAAATAATATCTTATCAATATTAAAGCCTTTAGATTTAGCAATTAAACCGCTTACACCTTCTTTAACTCTTGCAAGTATAATATCGTTTGTATGCGCATCTTTTGTTTCTGTAATGCTTGAAAGTTTGCCTATATGAATATCAGCAGGATTGATAACTAATAAATGTGCTTCAGTATATTTTTTGTATTCTACTTTAGGATATTTAGGTGCTTTTTTATCAAAATAAGAAATCATTTGTTTCCTAAATTCATCGCTTGCATCTTTTTCGTTCTTTACGAACATAGAGAAACGCTCCGATTTAAACCAATAGTGCTGGACTGCATCAGTTGGAATACCTTTTTCTTCACATTCTTTTTCAAGTTCTTTGTGCTTTTTACGGAACTCTAAAACAACTTCGTATTCTTGTTTGGATAGTCTTGGTCTGTGCATAGTTTTTTTTCTCGAAATTACTAATTATTTTAGCAAATGCAATTATCTTTTATTCAAAGGCTTACGATTTATCGTTGTCATATAACCACCCAAAGCAATTAAAGCCGAAAGGAATAGCTTAATACAAGTATTTAAAGACCAAATAAAATTATCCCAGTCAATAGTAACCCAAGCATTCGCTATTGCTACAATTGCTCCAAATAAAGTTGAAAGTGTGTTATTTAATTTTCGCATACAAGTTAAACTCCCTTAATCTCCTTCTCATTAATCCTTTACTTACTAACCCACCTGCTTTAATCCACATCATAAAGCCTACCTTAATTTTTTCAATAGTTTGACCACCATTAATAAACTTAACCAAAGAAGATTTTGCAAACGCTCCACATCCTATGTTATAACAAAGACAGAATAAAGCATCAAATTCGTTCTGTTTAAGCGGTCTAATAACATATCTCTTAATACAAGCAGCGTAAGTATCGGAAGTGTCTAAGAATAGTTTATAAGCCTCCTCTTGCGTTATTTTGTCGCCTTTCTTTACTGGGTTCCCATTATCGTATTTAGTAGAACCAATTCCAATAGTCCAAACTCCTGCACTACACTGGTAAGCATCTAACTTTAAGCCTTCAAACTCAACTAATAGCTTTAAACCATCTTCGCTTATTTGTGCCATAAGTAATCCTTTATAAAAGTTATACCAGTTATCGTTAATATAAAAGCACCAATTCTTACTGCCCAATTAATGCCAGTGTTATAATCCCTTACTTCTTGAACACTTTTTTCAGTATCTTCTAAAGTTTCTTCGATTAATTCTAATCGTTGAAGGATGCCGTTTCTATTTAGCTTCGAGCCTGTAATGGCTTGGCTAATCATTTCTACATTTATAGACAAACTTTTAAGTTGGTCGTTTATTTCTTTTAACTCATTCATTATGCAGGTTCTTCTACTGTTGTTGTTGTATTACTTTCACTACTTCCTGGTGCGCCTAAAATAGGACTATTGCTAAACTTAAATGGTGCTAACCCTATTGTGAAATCTTCATTTTTACTTGTTAAATCTTCTTCGAGTTTGCCATTGGTTTTGTTGTTAAAGTAATCGAAAGAGGCTTCAGTCATAAAGAAATAAGCACTCTTTTGTATAATGTTTTCTAATCTTGCAGTTAAACAATCAACTGATTCATAAACACCACCATCGGCAGTTACTTCAGTTAAAAATATACCTATTCTATTTTGAATATAACTCTTATCTAAAATACCTTCTATACCAGTATAAACAGGAAACGCATAAGGATTAACTCCTATTGCTGGTGCTTGTTCAGCATAAACATTACCTGTAAAAGTTCTTGCAGGCGCTCTATAAAAAGAAAGAATAGAAGCAGAAACTAAAGATTGTAAATAGTTAAGGTTTACTCCTTCTCCTATTACATATTGCCAGGGTCTTAACCAAGAGTTTGAACTACAAATAGAGTTTTCTCCAAAGTATGGCGATGAAGTTCTTGCAACTTTAGTAAATATTACATCTTCATAATATAAAGCAGAGTTTGCATCCGAAAATCCACCATTAAACATAGTCTCAATCTTCTTTGTTTTTCTTTGATAAGGTAATTGGGTAGAATTATTATCTATATTTTGTAAAGCAGCGTAACCATATTTTTCAAGGTTAGCATTTTGCACAGGTACAACTTGTACTTGCATATTATCCACCTTCCAATCAATATCGGTTTTAGGAGTACCAGGGTCTAAATGTAAAGTTCTTAACCAAAATTCCATTTTAGTAAAACGATAAAACCAGTTCTCTGGGATTCCTGTACTTATAACACCTGTATTAAATGTACTTTGTGTTACTAATTGAAACGATTTCCATTCATTATTTAAACCACTCCAAGCTGCAAACCTTATAGGACCAGAACCAATAGTTGCGTAAGACCTTACCCTGTCGTAATCAGTTTGAGCAATCCAATGACCATCAAAAGAAGGAGCAGCATAATCGCCCCAATCAGGTCTATAAAGATAAAGTGAACTATTAAAACCATATTCTCCCGTACCAATAGGTTTATTAATTTGATAGTCAAACTTTACATTAAAGGTTAATTTGTCTTTAAAATATCTTGGGTTATTTGTTTCAAAACCTAAACAAGCATCAAACCTATCCATTTCAACGGTTAAGCCTATGTATTTATCCCATACTAATCCAGCTTGAATTTCATCAGTAGAAATAGAACCTAAGTTCTTTTTATCGTAAGGGTTAGGCTTATTTTCTTCTACATAATAATCTGTGCTTGTAACTGTTGGTGCTAATTCCCAATCTAAAGGTACAGTACCTGGATTACCTTGAAAGAATCCATAATTAGGTAATAAGTTTTTAGGCTTATAATCGTACATCATATGTACTTCATCTAATCTTGGTCTTAAATTTACTACTTGGTTTTTATCACTAAATATTACATCCGTACCTCTTGCAATTTGATTTCTAATATCGTAAAATCCATCATCTATAAAAGTACCTACTGAATTGTATTTTCTATAAGGAACTGTATTATCTGTGTTTGTACCTACTTCATTAATTGAAAGTATAGTCCAAGCGTTATCTCTATTATCTAAATAAAGAATACAACCTAATGAAGTCATTAAATTGCCTAATAGTTTTTCAATATCGTAAGGATATTTATTTGCCCAATCAATAGCAGCATATTCATTTAGAAACATTGAAGTTTCATTCTTTAGCTTATTATCGTTATTAGGGTCTGTAAACTCAAAGAATTGGAATGCAAACTTTACATCATTGTCTAATTTAATAAGACTTAAACACTTTATAACAAAATCCTTAATTGATATACCATCATAAAAGTTATAAGTTTGAGGTAAAGAAAATACTTCAATATCCGAATATTTATACTCTTTTAAAACACCTAAAAAGTCCGAAGCAGTTAAGCGAAGATAATATTGGTCTTGCCAATCATATTGAATATCGGAGTTTAAAACATAGCCACTCCATAAATCAGTTTCAGTAGCACCCTCAATTAATTTTAAAATTACTTTCCAAGAAGTATTATCGGTATCGGAATAAAAGTCTTCAGGCTGAACAACAGAATCCGTATTAAAGAATAAGTTTATTTCGGCAGAAGAAGCTCTAAAAGGCTCAAATACATAATCCGACTTACTTTTATAATTTAAAGTAAAAGGTTTATTAGAAGCAGTTAAAGGATAAGGTTCGTAAGTAAAAGGGTCAGCCTCTTTCTTGTAGAACTCTAAACGATAGTAGTATTCATTTGAATTAGCGTTCTTTAATCCTACCCACTCTAATTTGTATTTATAATTATAAACCATTATACCAGTCTGTTTAGTCTTCCGTTGTAATTTTGTAAAACACCTACTAATTTATCGCCTTGAATCTCAAATGCTACTTGTCCTGAATTAGAAACACCTGCGGTAGGCATAGCAACTCTACCACCAATATTAGAACCTAATGTAGAGCCTAATAAAGTACCAAAGTTAGTAACACCAGTCATTCCTAAAATTTGAGCACCTGCACTAATAGAACCTAATCCTAAGCCACCTAATACAACTGAAAGTAGTAAAGCCATAACAAGTGCTGCAGCTAATTTAGCAATCATTGCTTTAATCATTTGTAAGAATGCTTCTTTAAAGTTTTGAGTAAAGTTCTTACCTGACCATAATGCTTGTTCAAATGCACCTTGCGTACCTTGTATAAATCCTGCAAAAGCATCTTGCCAAATAGTTTTAAATGCTTCAGCGTTTGTATATGTAGTAACAGTTAAACTTTCTAATTGACTTTCTACTGCTTTAATTTTTGTTTGTAGCGCATCCCAACCTTTCTTATCAGTTGCTTCTTTTTGTGCTTCTTGTAAATCAGTAAGTTCTTGTTGTAAAGTATTATATAAACCAATTGGTGGAACTCTAAAGAAGTCATCAAAAGCCTTTTTTGTAGCAGTTAATTCTACTATTTTATCTTTTAAGTTTTGAATTTCTTTAGCACCAGCAGGTAATTTAGCAGCTTCATCTTCTAATCTTCCTATTTCTCTTGTAACCCAATTAATAGAAGAAGGGTCTACATTATCAATTTCATCTTGTAATTCCCTTATGTAATCTGTAATAAGTTTATAAGATTCTATATCACCTGGTTTTAATCTTTTTAATTCATCTTGTAAGTAACCTATACTTATTTCAATCATACCAACATCACCTGATTCAAAACCTTTTAATGTTGCTTGTAAATGGTCAAGTTGTTTTTGTGCTGAATCTATTTCTTGCCCTTTATTAAATAAAGGTTGGTCTTTTAAAGTTAAAGATTCTTCTTTTAATTGCTTAATTTTTTCAGTTAAACCTGCAATAGTATCAGGGTCAATAGGAGGTTCTGCATTAGGGTCTTTTATTAAAGCACTAACTTGTTGTAATCTTGCTTTAAGTGATTTATATTGATTATCTAAGTCTTTTACAAACTTTGCATTAGAACCATATATTTTTTCTGCAGCATAAAATAAATGTATATTTTCATCAATAGCAGCGTTAAGTTCTCCTTGTTGTTGAATTAAACTTTTGTTATCTTGAGGGTCTAATTTTGTTGCATTAATTCTATCAATTAAAGCTGTATAATTACCAATTCTACTATTAAAATCTATTTCATCTAAATTTAAACCTAAATTAGAAATTAATTTTACTGCATTTTCAAGACCTTTTAGTAAACCATTTACACCATCAATCCAAAACTTAAAAAACTTGCCAATTGCACCAGCATCAATTGCTTTAGTAAATGTATTATCTAATCTTTGAATGCTTCCTTGTAAAGAATCTACTTTGCTTTTTATCTTATCACCATAAGCAATATCTAATTGCCCAGCTAATTTTACAACGGCAGCAGTAGTTACCTTACCTTGCTCAAGCATTTTCATTAATGCTTTTGTATTAACTCCTAATCCTGCAGCCATTAACGCTACCGCACCTGGCAATCTTTCTCCTAATTGTTGTTTTAATTCTTCGGATTGTACACTACCTTTTGAAAACATTTGACCTAAAGCATTTAAAGCACCTTTAACATCTTCCGAAGATAATTTTAAGGTTGCTGCTGCTTTTGTAACTGAATTAAATATTTTATCAGTATCGGCTAAAGTTTGATTTGAAGTTATTGCTGCTGCTGCAAAACTCTTATACGAGGTTGCAAGGTCTAAGAAGTTTAAACCTAAGTAATCAGCAGTATTTGAAATTTCTTGTAATTTTGCTTCGGCTAATTCAGTAGAACCTAAAACCGCAGCCATTGAAGATTTAACAGAATCTAATTTAATGGATTGAGTAAACGCTTTACCTACTAATTGTGCTGCTGCTTGTAAACTTACATAGCCTACAATAAGATTTTTAATAGAACTACCAAGTTCTTTAATAGGATTAATAGGTTGCTTAAATTTAGTAGCACTATCTTGACCAAATTTAGAAATTGAATCAGTAGCTTCTTGTAATTTAGTTTTTAACTGACCTATCTCTGCTCGTAGTTGGACTACTATTTCTTCATTAATTGCCAT